TTACAAGACGGTATCTAAAACATTTCCCATGCCATCAACTAAAGTGCGGGGTATTTGATTTGCTTCTGCTTCTTTCATATTCTTTAATTCACTCAGATTATGAAGATAAATTGTTCCTTCTAAATCTATATTTTCTGCCCCTTGGCCAATATTCTGTAGTAATTGCTTGCCAATGCACTCAACCACACTCCAACGCTTCTCTTTGCTATACTTTAAACTCGTTGGGGAAATTTTATATGGACCAAGGGATAGCATCAGTAAATGGGATCTACCGTATCAAACATAACATCTCGTGACTTTTCTCTTATTCTTTTTATTATTTCATCTGCAAGACTACGAACATCTTGATTTGGCTCTGCTTTAATGCTGATAGTGTAATTATTAGTGATGTTCTGAGTTTTATTCATAGTTTTTTGTTTTTTATTTTCAAACTTACTTCTTGCAAAGTCTGCAAATATCTTATCATTATCGCTCTCTGTGGACTTTTTCTCCTCAATAAGGCTTTTGACTTTTATATTATTCTTTCTTCTCTCAGATATTTCTTTAATTATACTGTTATTCAACAAAGGATTTCCATTGCTGAGAATGCTGCTCTTAAGGGGAGTATGGACTGCTTTTATTTCAGTAATAATACTTTTTCTTTTTTCAAATTCTTTCAGCGGACTGTTTTCAAATACTTTTCCAAATATACTACCGACAGTATTTCCCAGCCATGAAAACATCTCTCCAATGGGTTTTATTATTGATTTTAAGTACTCCCAGATGCTAGAGAAAAAGTTCTTTACCTTTTGCCAGTTAGATATAACAAGTATCGCACCAGATGCAAGTAAGGCAATAATAGCCCCTATAGGGTTGCTCACAATTGCTGCTGTCAAAAATCTCACTCCTGCTGCTACTGCAGGTAGAGCTGATGATAGTAGAGGAAAAGCTTTTGTTGCTAAGCTCAAAGTTGTAGCTTTTAAAACACTCAGTCCAGTAATTACCGCTGGAATAGCATATGTCACTAATGATATTAGTGCAGGCTTCAGTACCCCATGCAAAACAACCGAGAAAGCGAGCATTCCACCTCTAACTAAATTCCATGCATAACCACCACTTACTACTAGAACTTTAAGACCTATTAGTGCTGCTATGGTACTCATTATTCCTGTAGTAATAACTGGAAACTTTTCTGCAAACCGAGCTATGGGGTTAGTTATCTCTCTTAAAAGACCACTTACCCACTTTAAAGGAGGTAGCATTACTGAGCCCAGGTTCATTCCTACCTCTGCTATCGCATTTCTAAGTAGTCTCAAATTATTTGCTGTAGTTGCTGTACGATTGTTAAACTCTTCTTGCATGGACTTTTCAAATTTTTTCTCGTCAGCTACATAAGCTATAGCCTCTTTAAAATTTTTTAGGCTTCCAACTAGCAATGCAATATCATCCTGATATTCCTGACCAAATAGCTTGAGAAGGATTTGCGAACGTTCCTGTTTATCTACCTTCTCCAGAGTTTCAAAAAAATAAAGTAGTGCATCTTGGCCGTTTTCGCTAATCCTTTGTGTCATCTCTTCTGCAGTGATTCCCATATCTTCCAATGCTGCTTTAAACTCTTTGCTCTGTCCCTCAGCGGTTTGAAGTTTACTAAGTAGAGCATTTATTGCAGTAGCAGCTTTTGCTGGTTGTTTACCTAAACTAATGAAGGCATTTACTAAACTACTTGTCTCCTTAATACCAAAGCCAAACTGTTTTGCAGTACCACCAACTATAGCTAACACTTGAACCATATCCTTTGCTTTAGCAGCAGTCTTGTCTGATAAGTGATTTATAATGTCACCCACCCATTCCATCCTGTCTACATCAATTCCATAAACATTGGCAAGTTTAGCTATAGAATCACCTGCCTGTTCTGCAGACATATCAAATGCTGTGGACATTTTAGCCACTGTTGTCGTAAACTTAATCAGATCATCTTTTTTAACACCAAGTTGTCCACCACTTGCAGCTATTTGTGCTAACTCAGCAGCCGATAGTGGTATCGTACGGGATAATTCCTTTAATTTCTGGCCAAATTCTGCGGCTCCTTGGTTATAAGCTGCATCATCCTCAGCAAATTTCACTACCTTCTTAACATCAGCCATAGCACTTTCAAAGTCAATCGCAACTTTAATTGGCGCTGCAAGCGTTAATGCAAGCCCAGCCGTCTCCAACATTTGTGATCTAAAGTACGCTTTTCTCCCCAAAAACATGTCCCGATCCTTGATGGCGGTACTCAACTTACTGTATTGACCTCTCAGCCTGTCTGCAGAAGCACCAAGTTTATGTTGATCCCTTATCAAGGACTGAACGTTCTTTCCACTTTTTCTTACTTCTTCACTGAATGCATGTAGAGTATTTCTCTTTTGTAAGTATGCTGCTTTTTCCTTCTTTACTTCTGCCCTAGCTTTATCAAACTCAGCTTTTAAAGTTTTGTCTTTCTTATGTTGTGAATAAGCTTTTTTTGCCTCTGTCGCTAACTTCCTAGCTTTGTCAAGAGCAGCCTTTGAAGTTTCGTCTTTTTTCTGTAAATAAGCTTCTTTCGCCTTTGCTACTGACGCCTTTGCTTTATCAAAAGCAGCCTTTAAAGGTGCTCCCGACAAGGACTCTAATTTCTTTTCCAATTTGTTCAAAGATACCTTAGCAGCTAGAGCTTCATGCTTTAATTCCTTAAATTTTGATACCGATTTCATCGATGTATCAAGTTGCCTTATTGTACCCCCAAGACGGGAAAGTTGAGCACTACTTCCTGCCATTGCGCTATTAAAGCTACCATCTAGTATTGCACCTATTTTTACTGATAATGTTGACATTTAAACTCTCCCGCAGCTTTGGTCCACAAAATAAATTCGTTTATTTCCATCTCAAGTACCTGCTCAATTCCGCCACCTATAACGGAACAGAGCATTAGTACATTTAGCCTTAAGTCCTTTGTGTAACCGATGGAAAAAAATCTTTCAACGCTTCCTGTATTTTCATGTAGTCTGCAAAATATAACTCCCAAATTGTTTCTTTTGTTACAGATGCTAGATTTGCTATTAATCCAACTTCTTTTTCAAAATCACTACTACCGGCACGTTCCATTGCAAGGCAGTCTCTTACTTTGACAGGTCTAAAAGTTAATTCCGAAACCTCAATTCCTTCTACTGTTATTGGGTTATCAAGTTTTACTGTTTTCATATTTTTCCTCCCTAAAAGTTAATTAAATAAAAGTCTATATCGGCTTTTATTTAACTAATTTTTTTATTATGATTATGGTGCTATAAACAGGATTAGCTTTGATAAGAATCTTTTCTGTGTTCAATTGAAGTAATAACTACTGTATGTTCTGGTACATCTACATAATAAAGTATACGATAGGTACTCACCCGTAGACTACGTTGTCCACTTAAGTTATGCTTTAATGGCTTTCCAAGTCCAATTGGATCAACTGTTAGACGCTCCATTATTGCCTTTTTAATCATTAACTTTACTTTTGCTGGAAGAGCCGGAATGTCTTTCTTTATAACAGATTCTGAATATTCTATATTATACCCAGAAGGCATCTTGATGTTTAACCCTCTTTTCTTTGTAGCGTTCGTCAGCAATCTTAGATAATTCCATATCTTCAATTTCTTCTTCCATTAACTCAGCTAATAGTTTTAAAACGGATTTGTTTTGAGATTGAGCTACACTAGTGAGTAAACTAGTCAACTGATCTTCAGAATTTACATGAGCTTTAGAATCCATAGCAGCCATATACCTACAACTTATTACATTTTAACATTTTTATGTGACTTTGTCAACTACATCAAATCCCTAAAATCGTTTGTAGCAAGGCCATCTGATCAACACCATTAATCTTGCGAATCATATTCTCAGCATCGATCTCTATTAATTCATTGCTACCTATAGTAAGTTTGTAATAATGCGCAGCTACGGTACACTTCAGTGTTGCTTTCTCAGCAGGTTTCCAACTGCCAAAATCAAACTCTTTAAATATTCCCCTAAGGTTGATAATTACTCCTTCAATATCATTGCTTCCACTGCCTTGTAATCCACCCTTTAGCGTCAGAGAAACCGAATTTCCATCTATGAGGCCAAACAGCCTAAAAAGTTCTGAATCATATTCTGCAAAAGTAAAATCAGCTTCAAGTTTCTCCATCCCCATATCAATATTTATTGGAATATCCATACCACCTGCACGATATTCTTCTGTTTTTATGGTAAGTTTTGGCAAGGTTACTTCATCTATTTTTCCTGCGTAACCCCTACCATCTACGAATACGTTAAAATTCTTTAAAATCTTCGGTAACATTTTCTTTTTCTCCCCTTACAGTATTTCACCATTGATCAAGTGTGATCTGAAAGTAATCTGTTCACCCGGATATGGTGGTGTAAACTCAAAGTCAAAATACACTTTGCCACTTGCAATATTTGCCTGTGTATTGAGCTCTGGAGTTTCATAACATCTTCCGCTAATAATCGCTCCTTGTGCTTTTAAACTTGCTAGGTAGGAATTAACACTCTCTATCACTTCATCTATATAAGTTTTGGTAATGTTTCGATCAACTGCCCATAAGTGAGCTCGCAGTAGACTATCATTGATTAGATCCGCTGTTCTCCTTATTGACAAAAAAGCCCATTTTGGATCGTTTGAACATGTCCTGTTTCCCCATAGTCTGTAGCCATTTTGATGAATTATCGTTGTTACTTCATTTTCATTTAAGTAATTTGCTCTACAACTTGCATCACCGAGCGTAAAATCAATAGCTCTACTTGTCCCAACAATACCGTTTATCTCTTTATTTGAGGGCGAATGCCAAAAGCCTTGTTCACTATCTACTTTGGCTATTAAACCGGCTACAAATGGACTTGGCGGTTTTTCCTCTCCTTCAAACACTCTAACCCAAGGATCAACGACGTAAACTCTGCTACTGCCTACACTTTTTCTCCATCTTATTGCTTCTTCATCATTGGTATTTGGACCATCTGCTACTATTATTGCTCTTAGCTTTTCTGCTATAGGAATTAAAGCGCTAACCACTGCAGCATTTTCAGGTAATTGATGAGTAAACTGAGGAGCAATTAGTATTCTTGGGGCAACATGAACTATACTTTCACTGCTGAGGAATGCTTGAATGCCCTCATATTCCCCAGTTTCTTCATCAACTCCTCCAATGATGTTTTTTAACGTTTCTTCTTCTTGATCAGCATCTTTAACTCGAATAACTACTACTGTTGCACCAACCTGGGAAAATATTCCATTTACTGCAGAAGGTAGCGTTCCACTTTTCCCAAGCTTTGCTGCCTCTTTTAAGCTTCCTGCGATTAATACTGGTTTATTCAATGGAAATTTTTGCTCGTCAGCATCAGGTGCAGTACCAATTACGCCAATTACCGATGATTTAGCTGTGCGTACTGTTCTTGCACCAGAGGTAATCTCAATAACATTTACCCCATGTAAAAACTGTTCTGTCATTTTTCTCCTTGTAATGTTGAATTTCGGAAAGTGGATAGAGAAAAGGTTTCTTTTTTAGCTTTCTAAAACCTTTTGCATTTTTTGTTTAAAATCGTTGAGACAATTCTGCAACTCTTCTTTATCTTTGATTTCCTTGATTTTCTTCTTGGCTAAATCTTCAAGCTCTTCACATTTGATTATTGCTTTTACTGCTTTTTTGGCTTTTTCCTGAATTATTCTTGCCATTTCAATAACCGGGATATCACGGACTTTTGCTAAAGGTTCTACGATTTCTGCATCTTTTTCATCTATGGATTCTGGTGCTGCTAAAATGTTCTCTGCGGCTTTCGCTTGTATTTCGTACGACTTAAGCTTCTGATGAGAAGCTCCTGCGTATTGGTGAGTATAGTTATTATAATAAAAACGCACACTATCAAGTGCAGAAAGTTTCGCAGTTTCCAGTAATTCCAGCTCAATATCCTCTTTACTCCGTTCAACAATTTTCCCTCCTTCTGTTAACCGATAACTCTTTTGCCAGTCAAAACTCTTTGGTGCTTCATACCAATCATTCCCTGTTGGCTTACTTTCAAGCGTTGTTGTTTCTACTTGTTTGTTATTTTCAAAATGAATATAAATTGGCATTGGTTTTCTCCGTTTTCTGGTATCAATTCCAGATTTTGTGGGTGGCATCTAATCCTGGACATTGCCAAGCCCTTAGTGTCCTCTCTACATCAACTTCAAGCCCTGCAGTTAAAAAGTTGTTACGTATGTTATAAATCCCCCACTGTATAAACTGACCATAGATATATACATCACCTGAAAGCATACCTTCACTAACTTTTGCGTTGGAATATAGATAAGATGATGTATAAAGTAACACTGCAACAGTTTTTCCTGCTGGAATTTCTACATTGCCAGATCCAGCAAATGCGCTAGTTGAACTCGTGTATTGGTAAACATTTTTCCATGTTATTCCTGAAACTCTTGATTTATTATAATTGGTATTATCAGGCGTTCCTACAAATGCTCCTGCTCCTTCATATCCTGAACTCCAATACGATGTACCAACAAAGTTTAATGTTCTTGTTATGTTACTATTTGTGGTGTTCTTTACAAACATTACTCCAAGTGCAGCATAGGGATATGCGTATATCCGACGACTACCAGGGAAACTTCTTGTATATAACTCTCCGTAAATAAATGTTCCTTTATTTCCCTCTACAAAACACAATTGTCTTGGCCGATAAAAACTAACGTAACTTGTATCGTATGTATGGCTACCCGCAAGTAATTGCAACATGTAATCGGTTTTTGTTATATCACCGCTCCATTGACCTAATTCAGTTGTGAAAGCTCCGTCACCATAGTAATTATTTTTTCTACTGAGCACACCAAATAAGAAAGGTAATGACCCTGGTTCAACCATATTTCTCTTTTTCACTTCTTTCATAATTGATGAACTGCTAGGCACATCATTGATGGAGTTGAATTTAGTTGTCAGTGTATTTAGTTTATCTTCCCTAGTTCTCATCTCCTTCATAATTGATGAACCATCTGGCACATCATTCACACCACGAAAATCTTCTACTAAACCTTTAAGACCATCTTTATGATTGTTGCTAATACTGTTTATTGCCGCAATATTCGCATCTTTTCTCGTGTCAAGTAGCGATACGTATGAATCTGATGACGCTTTTAAAGTATCCAAGGTTTTAGTTTTTAGCGTATTGATTTCATTTACAGACTCTGTCTTTGCTCCAGTTATTGCCGATATTGAATTTTCCTTATTGCTGTTTATCTCATTCAAGTGCGATCTTGCAGCGTTTAGGAGCTCTTTTAACTTCCCATCACAGGTGACTTGGTATCGTGTGGTTTTCATGTGATGGGTGATAGCAAAAATGTATTTGCAGGGTAAAAAAGATGCGTGGTATGAGTGCTACTAGTGGGAAGGAACTGGAAGGTTTAGATCATCTGAAACAATCTAATAATTAATATTTTGACCACTCCGGTTGCTAGTAGAGTTATGCGCAGGAAATATGGATCGAGGTTACTTGAATTAGTAGATAAGCCAGTAAATCGTGATTTTACGTTAGAAATTTATGCGGCAACAGCAGAAGCACTAGAAAAATGGGAAAAAAGATTCAAGTTAGAAAAAGTAAAAATCACAGAAGTAAAAGAAGGGAAAGTAACGCTTGATTTAGAAGGATTGTACTTGCCAAGTGGAAAAAATATTCGCTTTGACGGGGTTGTGGTATAAAGATGGAGCAGCCAAATATTATTGAACCACTGAACTTTGAAGAGATTTTTTCTCGGATGAAAGAAGAGTTAGTGAAGCGTGATGCAAGCTTTACAGCATTAGTAGAAAGTGACCCAGCGATGAAGGTATTAGAAGTCGCAGCATGGCGAGAACTTTTGCTCAGAGAAAGAATAAACGAAGCGGTAAAAAGTAATTTACTTAAGTTTGCGACGGGAAATGATCTTGATAATTTAGCTGAATTTTACGGAGTGGAAAGGGAGAACGGGGAAAAGGATGAACATTTTAGAAAAAGGATCAAGGCAAGAATAGTTGGCTCAAGCACAGGAGGAAGTAAAGAGCATTATAGGTTTCATGCACTCTCAGCAGATAGAAGAGTAAAGGACGCGCTGGTTGAATCAAAAGTGCCAGGGAGTGTAGAGATTTCGATTTTATCCACGGAGTTATCCACAAATAGCATAGCGTCTGAAGAACTACTTGATATTGTAAGAAAGCGAGTCACCAGGGATGATATAAGGGTATTGACAGATACGATAACAGTAGTTGGTTGCAATATTATTGAAATAAATATCCACAGCAGAATTAGCATTAAAAGACCAGATATTGTTGAAACAGTGAAGAAGAGATTTATAGAAAAATTTGAAACAACGAAAAGATTGGGATGGAGTGTAACAAGGGCGTGGATTATAGCAAATCTATTTATAGAAGGAGTGGAAAACGTGGAATTAATCGAGCCAAGAGAAGATGTTATGGTACTGGGGAATGAGTGTGCTGCCTTAAGAAGTTTAAATGTTGAGTTGAATTAATGCTATTACCGCCAAACGCAACAAAACAAGAAAAAGCGCTGGTTGATGCAATAGATTATAAAGTCGATCCTGGTTGCATAAGAGGGTTTAAATTCAGCCTAGAAGAAAAGATATTACCATGGATAGTAGAGGAATATGGTCTAGAAGAGATTCTGCATTGGGTAACAGACAAAAGAAAGGCGATAAAAGAAGGGATAAAATTTCAAAGACTGCGTGGCACACCAGAATCACTTAAAATAGCATTAAAATGGGCAAATATAGAAGATATTACGATCATTGAAGAGCCACCCGGTAAACACTTTTTTGAGTTGCAGGTAGGGATAAGAGATGTACCGAATGACTTCTTCGTAGATGCAGTAGTAGAACTAGCAAAACTATCATTGCCAGCAAGATCGAGGCTAATGAGGATTTTTAACGATTATTATAATGCGCAGAGATTTATATTGGATGAGAGTTTATTTGGAGATCTTCTTTCTGACTATTCAGGGGTAAAAATAGAAAAAGATGGACCAGTACTGTCATTTGGTCGGAAGAACGCATTTGAGCTAAAAATCTTAAATCCAAGTTTTAAGTTTAGTACTTTTCGTGTTCATTATGAGCAAGCATTAAGTAATGATCTGTATAGGCTAGATGTAGCAATACTTGGAGAAACCGAACCTCACACAAAGAATTATAACGGTATTTATGAAAGAAATCATGTGTGGTATAACTTCAAAGCGCTATATCCGCTACCACAGAGCTTATTACCGGCAATTAAGTTTGCGAAAGCGCAAGTTATATTATCGGATAGTTGGGATTTAGGAGACATAAATGCGTGCTTTCCAGTTAGTAGCGTAGAAGAAAGAGGAAATAAATTTGTATTGGGAAGTAGCAAACTATCTGAAGAACTGTGGAATTTAAAATACAAGCCAATTTTAGAAAGATTTTTTGCCGTTCACCACTATCAAGTAAAGAATTTCTCTACCCCCAAAATAATAAGATTTAGCGTAGCAGAACACTACATTCATTTTGAAAACGAATTGGATTCAAAGCAAAAGGATGCAATACAGGAGTTAGAAAATTACATTTTAGTGTTTTACCCAGGTGTACTAACATGGCACGAACATCGACATTTGAACAGAAGTTGGAAAAATAGCCAAGTAATATCTATAATAAGTTAAGTACTTATATTTATATCCTCATATATTATGTTAATAATAGGTTAAAGTGTATGAAATAAACAGAAAAAGACTTGCTTTTTCATGCCAAAACGCACATAACTTTAATAGTAGCAAGTAAACAAAAAAAATTGATCTTGCACTAAAGAGAGCCAAATTGGCGTATGTTTTTATAGTGAGGTATGTAATGAGATTTAGCAAGGAAAAGAGAGAAGCTTTTAATAAGTCATTTTATGAATTATTAGAGAACTCGTTTAAGAATATTAATGAAAAAGATGAAAAAGGGGAAACAGTATTGCACCATGCAGTAGAAATCTCCGATTGCAAAACAGTGAAGTTATTAATAACAAAAGGAGCGGACATCAATGCAAGAGATAAAAAGGGTTATACACCACTGCACTGCGCAGTATTTGCGAGAAGTTTAGAAAATGTAAAAGTGCTGATCAGGGGAGGAGGAGAAATAAATGCCACTAAATATATCAACGGATGTACGCCACTGCACTCTGCATGTAGGCTAGGGGCAGGAATTGCAATAATAAAAGAGCTAGTAAAAGCGGGAGCTGCAGTTAATCAACTGGATAAATATGGTGCAACACCAATGTATTATATATGGGAGAGTGAAAGGTATGGCCTATGGGATAATGGAGAGAATGAAAAGGCGAGGAAATTTCTGGGAAAGCAAGGTGGAATAACAAAAAGTAGAAAACTGACGTGCTATGGAATAGAGGGTCTAGTGGGAGAAATAGCAGATATGTTGGATAGGAGCTATTTACCTGAGTTAAAAATAATAGAGATAGAAGAAATAAGGAAGAGAGACAAATCATCAATAAAGAAAGAATGTCAAAATTTAGCAAGCAAGATAATGTGCAAAGTGAACGAAATGATTGATGAAGTGGTGGAGGCAGACTTAAGCAAGATGTGGTGAGAAGGGAGCTCAAAAAGATGAGCAAAGAGTTTGGTTGCGAAAATTTCAAAGGGAAAGTGAGGTATGTTATGTCAAGGAAAGAAGCAAGGAATGTTTTTGATAGGTTATTGAAAGCATTATCAGAAAACAGGTTTCAACAAATAAATGAAAAAGACGCAGCAGGTTGCACAATATTGCACCGAGCAGCACAGGTGTCAGAGCCAGAAGTAATAAAGTTATTAATAGAAAAAGGTGCAGGTACAAACGATAGAAACAATAGAGGCGAGACACCGTTGCACCTAGCAGCGTTTTTAGGAAGAAGAAAAAATGTGAAAGTGCTGATAGAAGGAGGAGCTACAGTAAATGCAAAATCAAACAATAAAGCAGTACCACTACACTTAGCCTGTTTAGCAAGAAGAATAGGAACAATAGAAGAGCTGATAAATGCAGGAGGAGATCTTGATACAGTAGATAAATTTGGATGTAGCCCACTAAACTATGCAAAAATTTACCCGAAAGTGACAAGTTATCTAGAAAAGAAGGGAGTGAATATGAGAGATGTAGAAGTGATGTATGGAGAAGCAAACAAGGCAATAGAGGAGGTAATGGAGAAACGAAACGTAAATGAATTACAACTGCAGGAGGTGGATTTAATAGATTAAGCATATAGATTTATATCTTAACATAATATGTGGAAAAAATGTGTAAATTTAGCAAAAAAAACTTGCTTTTTATGCCAAAATAGCACTAAGTGAAAAAGTAGCTAGTAAATAAACAAGATTTGCTAAGCGCTAAAGTGAGCCAAATTGGAGCCACTTTATATTACATTAATAGCTGAGGAACATTATGGTAAAATTTAATAAGAAAGAGAGAGAAGAGTTTAATAAGGCATGGAAAGAGGTATTAGATAACTCAATAGAAAATATTAATAAAAAAGACACAAAAGGAAGTACATTACGCGGTGGGAATCAAAAAAAGTGAGGTTATTAATCCAAAAAGGAGCAAATGTAAATGTGGCAGATGCGGGACAATATAGACCACTGCACTTAGCAGTCATGGGGCAATGTGTAGAAAACACAAAAGAGCTGATAAAGGCAGGAGCCGATGTAAACGCAGTGGAACGAAGTAGCAAATTTACCCCGTTACACCTGGCTTCCATGGTATCAGAGATAAAAATAGTAGAAGAGCTAGTGAAAGCCGGAGCAGGTGTAGAGCAAAAGGATGAGTTTGGCAAAACCCCGATAGATTATGCGAAAAATAATAAAGAGATAAAAGAAGTGTTAGAGAACGTAAAAATCGCAAATAAGCAGAGGGAGTTTATAGAAAGAACAAGGGAAAGTATGGCAGCAGGTGTAAAAGAAGAGCTTGTGGATCTATAGCGTTTAAAAATTCAGAAGTGCTGTGTTTGAAAAGGTGATTATATGGAAAAAAAAGTAGAAAAAGAGGTAAAATGTTTAGAGAAAAAAGCGTTGGAAGAGCTGAGGAAAATATGGAAAAAGGTATTTGGGGAAGAGGCACCGCAACATTCGAGGAAATATCTGATACCAAGATTAGCTTATAGAATGCAGGAGGAAGAATATGGAGAGATGTCAAGAAAAGGTGCCAAAAGACTAGAATACCTAGCAGATCGTCTAGAGAAGGGAAAAAGAATAAGTAGCGATAAACTGCCAGTAGAGGGAACAGAGTTGATACTAGAAAGAGGAGAAGAAGTCCACGTTGTAATGGTAACAAATACAGGTTTGATCTACAGAGAGGAGTTTTATACGTCGTTATCAGCAGTAGCAGGGAAAATAATGGGAATGAGCTACAATGGGCCACTCCTATTTGGAATGAGAGATAAGGAGAAAAAATGCTAAAAGAAGTAAGGTGCGCAATTTATACGAGAAAATCAAATGAAGACGGGCTAGAACAAAAGTTTAACAGTCTTGATGCGCAGCGAGTAGCATGTGAAAAATATATAAAGAGCAAAGAAGGCTGGGTAGCATTGGCAAGAAGGTATGACGATGGAGGCTTTTCAGGGAGTAATTTAAATAGACCGGCGATAAAGGAATTGTTTGAAGATGTAAAGGCAGGAGAAGTAGATTGTGTAGTAGTATATACGCTGGACAGGTTATCAAGGGAAACAAAAGACAGCATAGAAGTAACGTCATTTTTTAGAAGGCATAGAGTAAATTTTATAGCAGTAACACAAATATTTGACAATAATACGCCAATGGGAAAGTTTGTACAAACAGTGTTATCAGGAGCAGCGCAACTAGAAAGAGAAATGATAGTAGAGAGAGTAAAAAATAAAATAGCAACATCGAAAGAACAAGGGTTATGGATGGGAGGAACTTTGCCATTTGGGTATGATGTAAAAGATAAAGAATTAATAATAAATGAGAAAGAAGCAAAGGTGGTAAGGCATATATTTGAAAGACATTTGGTGCTGAAGTCAATGGCAGCATTGGCAAGAGAGTTAAACAGAGAAGGATATCGAACGAAATCAGATATCTTTAAAAAGGCAACGGTAAGGAGAATAATAACAAATCCAATATACATGGGAAAGATAAGACATTATGACAAACAGTATGAGGGAAAGCATGAGGCGATAATAGAAGGAGAAAAATGGCAAAAAGCGCAGGAATTGATAAGGAATCAACCATATAGAAAAGCAAAATATGAGGAAGCATTGCTTAGGGGAATAATTAAGTGCAAGAGCTGTAGTGTAAACATGACGCTGACGTATGCAAAAAAAGAGAATAAAAGGTACCGATATTATATATGTAATAACCATTTAAGAGGAAAGAATTGTGAATCAGTAAATCGAACAATAGTTGCTGGAGAAGTGGAAAAAGAAGTGATGAGGAAGACAGAGCAGCTATATGAAAATTGGGAAAAAAAAGTAGAAGAGTGGAAAAATTTAAGTTTTGGAAAACAGAAAGAAGTAGTGAAAAAGTTAATAAAAGGAGTAATGGTAAAAGAAGATGGAATAGAAGTGTGTTCGGAGGATAAGATAGAATTTGTGCCAATGAACTTAAAGAAGAAAGGAAACAAATGTACAGTAGTAGAACCTGAAGGGAAAACAAACAATGCGCTACTGAAAGCAGTGGTGAGAGCCCATCTGTGGAAACGGCAACTAGAAGAGGGAAAATATAGAAGTGTGAATGAGCTGAGTGCCAAAATTAATATAGGTACAAGACGTATACAGCAAATTTTAAGGTTAAATTATTTAGCACCAAAGATTAAGGAAGACATAATAAATGGGAGGCAGCCAAGAGGATTGAAGTTGGTTGAATTGAGGGAAATACCAATGCTGTGGAGTGAGCAGCTTGAGAAATTTTATAAGTTGGCATGGGAGTGTTAAAAATCACATTCTTTTGGACGTCAATTGAAGCTCTTAAGTCGATACCACTGGTTGAACAGATACAAATAAGACAAATTTCTCAAAAAATCTTTTAAAATGTTAACTTAACATCACCATCACTTCATTATAGAAAACGGCCTACTGTTTCTTCAAGACTTGAAGCTTTTCTCATTTTTTCGCGCTTTGTCCAAGAGTCCACTTTTGTTGCATCAGATTGATTAATTGTTTCAGAACGAATCAACTCTCCAGATCTAGTAAAAAAACCTCGTTCAATAGCATCACGTACTGAACACCCACCAAGCAAACATTTTTCCCCTATTCGTTCCTCACAATTCTGTAATTTTTTCCACTTTTCTTGATCTTCTACTTCTACCTTTATTAGATTTTGCTTATCAGGGTATAATCTCACTTCCAACTCTCCCAAGCCAGTATCGAAAGTCAATACTATATTACTACCATCTGCTAGGCCTACATAATTCCTTATAGCGTTTTCCGTTATAATTTCTACCTCACTCTTACCTATCTTTATTATATTTCTTCCGTATTGTACACCTTCCTGAGTGATACCTAAACCCCTTGCTCCATTTGTAATCTTTGCAACATCTACTTTACTATCCTGTGAATATTCAAGATAGAGAGTAGAGTTGTCGATTTTTACGTCTCTTACCTTACCACTTGTTGCGCTTTGAACGATTGTTATGAAATCTAAAGCACGATTCTCATAATCTGCATAAGCGTTTTTCATATTAGCTTTGTGGCTTTCAAACTCTTCCAGTTCGTCAATTACATATATACTGCTTATGTTGTACAAAATTGCCCCTTTTGATATCAATTGACATACTATACCACTAGCAACCTCTATATTCCTTGAACCTTCGGAACTCTTTCTTAATTCACTAATCTTTCTTATCACAAAATCTGTAAAACTATATTCCTTTTCATATACCTTTCCGTATATACTACCATGGTTAGGAAAGTTCAGCCTTACCCCAAGTTCTATAGCTTCGTTTACAACGCGTTTTAACTCATCTATATCTTTGGATTTATTTACCCTACCCAAAAATATTTTCAACTTTTCCGACTGATCTAATATTAAATCATCCCATAGAGTTCTAAGCTTAGGCAAACGTTTTTTGTCCTTCCACTCTTCGTAATCAATCGCTCCTGCTTCTAGCAGCAACTTTTTTGCTTCTTTGAAATGAGTTTCATTACCATAACAAGCCTCCCTAATCTTTTGAAAAACTCGAGACTTTCCTTCGCAATCACGAAGATTGAGAATCTCTTTAAGACCTTCATTTCCTTTGTGCTGATTGAAAAACTTTCTTAGTCGATTAGTGTTAAAGCTATGACCGCAAATACCTTCTAAATCATTTTTTGCTTCCAATTGCTCCTGAGTTAAAAAGATCTGTTCTAAAAGATTCACTTCAAAAGGTTTTTTGTTAATAATTACAATGTCTAGAGGAGTTTTTCCTTGTCTGTCAGTTTGACCACGTGCTCCTTTTTTCAGAAGCAAAGGTATATTTAAAGTATTATAATAAGCAGCATAGTGCAAAGGTGTTTGCCCTTCACTGTTAACTATGTTAGGATCAGCACCAGATTTTAAAAGTAAAGTCATAAATGCACTAACTGCACAACCTATGTCTTTTTCCACTGCTAAATACTCCATACCTTGTATTACATGTAGTATTGTCAATTTGGATTCTCCCCTTTGAAGATTGAGAACAGCTTTTAGATCATCACCTTTGTTATCGTGTAAAAAGTCCTCAAACCTTGTAATGTCACAAAATGGAAAGTCTGTAAGAAGATTTAACAGTGCCTTATTCAAATTTTTTTGGTTATCTTTTAAATCAGGTACGTTGAAAGACCAATCAGATATTAAATTTTTGAATTTTTCCCTTTTAATAATAGAGGTCAAAGAGCTGTTATCACTAAGCAGCAACGAGTATTTAATTGACTCATACTTATCATCTACCCGCCCCTCCTTCTGTTCTACCTTTACCTCCTTTAAATACTCTGTATCATCATCTTTAATGCGTTTAGCTAGATCCTTTAAAAATTCAATATCTCTGTTTTCCAGTAAAGGTAATGCCCCCTTCTTCATGAGAATCGAGACCATTTTTGTACTTCGTCCAGCTAAGTATAATGGAGTGCGCCGTTTTTCATCTAACGCATTAACATCAGCTCCATTGTTTATAAGATACTCTACTATTTTTATTTTTTGGCTCAAGACAGCATGATGTAGAGGAGTGCTTCCGTCATTATACTTCTTATTAACACTTGCTCCATTTTTTATTAGGATCTCTACCATTCTTGTGTTCCCTTGTGAGATAGCATAATATAATGGATCACGATTGTACGCATCAATTGTGTTAACATCAGCTCCTCCTTTTATAAGGGTTTCTACCATTTGTTTGTTGTTTTTTAAAACAGCAAAACTTAATTGGCACAATGTACCTGGATCTACTTGCTTTAATCTCTCTTCTATTTTACTAACTACATTACTCTTACTTAAACGAACATCAGCGTTAGCAGAATTTAATACTTCCTGCAATTTATTCAATTCCATAACTCCACCTCGGTTAAAAATACTACGCACCATTTTCACACGCATGACATAAAATGCAAGAACTAATATGACATGCAACATTCGTCCTTAGGCATTTGAGGTAAGCTTTGCCTATTCACTTCACATTCATTTAGCCTACTATTAGGCTTTAATACTGCATATGTAATGCCACCAGCAATGGCCCCAACAATCAATGCAGCAGTAGCTGATATTGATAAACTAAGATGAATAGCAGTACATCCAATAGCCACACTTGTCAACATGGTCATTATCCCTACACAGAAACTGGTCTTTATTGCTCTATTAGTTATAGTTAGGTGTTTATTTTCTGTCACTTTTTGATACTGTATCACATTTTTATCATCAGCCAGACTTCCCGAGGTTTTGGGACACTCCCTTACTCGAAGACTAAGATACTTAACTATATCTTTGTAACCATTAGAATCTGCCAAATCGGAAGGAGTCTCACCTCTAAAGTTTTTTACATCAATAGTAGCCTTTTCTTCCTCTACAAGATATTCAACTATATCGTAGCGATTCATTCTAGCAGATTCATGTAATGGAGTATCGCCATTTTTTTCGCTTACTACATTAACATCAGATCCCTTTTCTAACAGAGCTTTAACTATGCCTAAACAGCCCACCTCACAAGCAATATGCAAAGCAGTGCATCCTTCTTCGTTTCGTGCTTCAAAACTAGCTCCTTTGTCTAACAGAAATTGAACTACTTCCAAATGACCACATCCAGCAGCTTCATTTAAAGCAGTATCGCCTTCATAGTTTGTTGCATTAATATCAGTACCTTTGTCTAATAGAGCTTTAACGATTTCTAAGTAACCCTCTCGAGCAGCAATATGCAATACACATTTGAAACTATTCTTTCGTATGTCAGCATTATTCATTTGGCCCAATAGAGCTTTAACTATTTCTAAGTGGTCCTCGCTAGCAGCAATATGCAAAGCAGTACAGTCTTCGTTGTTTCGTGCCTCAACACTGGCTCCTTTTTCTAACAGAAATTGAACTACGTCTAAGTGACACATTTCAGCGGCAATATGCAAAGGAGTGTCATTATCATCGGTTGCTTGGTTAATATTGATTTTTTCTTCACTTATAAAGTACTCAACCACTTTTAATTTACCCATTTCAGTAGCAGAATGAAGAGCAGTGCATCCTTCTTCGTTTCGTGCCTCAACACTAGCCCCTTTTCCTAATAGAACTTGAACTACTTCTAAGTGGCCTGCTTTAGCAGCAATATGTAAGGCAGTGTCACCATTATCTTTTTGCGCATCAACATCAGCACCATTATCTAGTAGAACTTGAATTACGTTTAAGTGACCCATCTGAACAGCGATATGCAGCGGAGTAGCTCCTTCATTGTTTATTACCTCAACAGTAGCTCCTTTTTTTAACAGGGTTCCAACGATTACGAAGCGGCCCCTGCCAGCAGCAAGATGCAAAGGCGTGTTACCATTGTTGTCTTTTATCTCAACACTAGCTCCTTTGTTTAATAGATCTTGAACTTTCTCTAAGGAACCATGAAAAGCAAAATTAAGTAAGTCAGTATGTATATTACTTTCGTGTACACAATGCTCATCTGTTTTTAAGTGACTATCGAGCGTAGCTAAATATGAATACGTAATATTTTGATTAACTTGATAAATTGGTATGGTCTGTGTTGCATAAAAACCTTGTTCTTTTGACCGCTTTTCTATTCCATCAACCATACTGTTCTCTTCTAAATCTGCTTGAATATTTATTGGACTAGATACTTCTTCCAATTGATTACCCAC